TCGAACTGTCTCTCTCCGACACAGTCCGAGCCAGTCCAAGACAGTCCGTTCAAGTCCAGACCTGATCCGATTCGATGACAACTAGAACCAGAAAGCCCAAGAAGCTGGTTGGGGATTTAAGACCACGCCTTCACAGCCCGTGGCTGAAGGGCAAAACTAAAGGCGATCAGGTTGCAGAGCTTGCAGAGCGTATAGGACAGCCACTTCTCGAATGGCAGAAGATAATCTTGAACGATTTATGCTCTGTGGACAGTTCTGATCAGTTCATCCGTAAGACAAGCCTGTTGTTAATCGCTAGGCAGTCAGGAAAGAGCCACCTTGCCAGAATGCGAGCGTTAGCAGGGCTATTCATGTTCGGTGAGAAGGACATCCTGATCATGTCCTCTAATAGAGCTATGGCAATGAAGTCCTTTAACATCATGGCAGACATCATCGAGCGTAATGACTTTCTCAGAGTGCAACTGAAGGATGGAGACATCAAGAAGGGCATTCGTAGGACTAATGGGGATGAGCGCATCATCCTTGCATCTGGAGCACAGTTAGAAGTGGCTGCGGCAACCTCTGACGGAGCGCGTGGCAGAACATGTGACTTCCTCTGGATCGATGAGCTGCGCGAGGTCTCTGAAGCTGCTATGGATGCTGCTAAGAGCGTGACTTTAGCGCGTAAGAATAGCCAGCGATTATTTACTAGCAATGCTGGAGATGCTTTTAGTAAAGTGCTCAACGATCTGCACGAAGCTTGCTTAAATAAGCCACCTAAGAGCTTAGGCTTTTACGAATACAGCGCACCCGACTTCTGTGACATCTGGGATCGTAAAGCATGGGCAATGGCTAACCCGTCTCTGGGTCATTTGATCAGCGAAGAAGCTATTGAGGAAACTATTGCATCTTCAACGATGGAAGCTGCGAGAACCGAGACCTTATGCCAATGGATCTCCAGCTTGTCGTGTCCGTTCAGCACAGAGGTACTTGAAAACTCATCTGACAGCACTTTAGAGATGACTGTAGGTGCTTACACAGTATTCGGCTTTGATGTCTCACCGAGTAGGCGCAATGGCTCATTAGTCGCAGGGCAACTTCTTAGTGACGGAAGAATCGGCATTGGAATCATGGAGACCTATAGCTCTCAGGTTGCCATTGATGAGTTAAAGATGGCTGCAAGCATCAAGTCATGGGTTGATCTCTATAAGCCACGCCTTGTCTGCTTTGACAAGTATGCAACACAGACCATCGCGGACAGATTGGCTAACTCAGGCGTTATTGTGGAAGATGTGTCAGGTCAGCAGTTCTATAAGGCGTGCGGTGACTTGCTAGAAGGATTGACTAACCTGCGCGTTGTCCACAATGGGTCTAAGGAATTGATTGAGCAGTTCACGAACACAGCTGCTAAGACCAACGATAGTGCTTGGAGAATCATTAAGCGAAAAAGTGCTGGAGACATCTCTGCCCCTATCGGCTTAGCAATGGTCGTAAGTAAGCTAATGCTTCCGCAACCTAAGCCACAGATTTATGGTTAGACACACCCATAGCACATTGTCTAATTGCTTGACAAATGCTATAGTTTCTGTCTATGGGTCTATTTCGCAAAACTGAAGCAATCTCTGACGATAAGCGTTCATCGCTTTTAGCGCAATACGCCCCTTCTATTATGGGCGAAAATCTTAACTCGCTCTATAACTACATCATGCCGCGAGTCAATCGCAACGAAGCAATGTCAGTTCCATCTGTAGCTCGATGCCGCAATTTGATTGCTGGAGTTGTTGGAGATCTTCCACTCAACCTGTATCGCAGTTCAACAGGTGAAGAATTAGGCAATCCAGTCTGGGTTGATCAGCCAGCAATTAACCAGCCACGCTCTGTAACAATGGCATGGACTGTTGATTCATTGCTTATGTATGGCGTTGCTTATTGGCAGGTTACAGAAGTGTATGCAGAAGATGGCAGACCATCTCGCTTCCAATGGATTCCAAATGTCAAGGTTACATTTACGACAGACCTTTATGGAATGACTGTCACACAATACTTTATTGATGCGGTTGCTGTACCCATGTCAGGTCTTGGATCACTTGTCACATTTCAAGCTTATGATGAAGGTATCTTAGAACGCGGATCTGAAACGATTAGAGCTGCAATCGATCTTCGTAAGGCAGCAGTATTAGCAGCTCAAACACCAATGCCATCTGGAGTACTTCGTAATAATGGAGCAGATCTAGATCCTAAAGAAATTGCTGGACTTCTTGCTGCATGGAAAAACGCTAGACAAAATCGTTCAACTGCATACTTGACTTCTACTTTGGAATACCAACCAACATCATTCTCACCTAAAGACATGATGTACGATTCTGCGCAGCAGTTCCTTAGCACCGAAATAGCCAGATTATGCTCGATCCCAGCTTATCTGTTATCAGCTGAAATGAACAACAGCATGACTTATGCGAATGTCTTGGATGAGCGCAAACAATTTTATTCTTTATCTGTCGCTCCGTATGTAAATGCGATTCAGGACAGGCTTAGCATGGATGACATAACCGCCAGAGGCAATTCCGTGCGCTTCGATGTTTCCTCATCATTCCTAGCGACTGAACCAATGGAACGCTTGTTGGTAATTGAGAAGATGTTATCTCTGGGCTTGATCACAGTCGAACAAGCTATGGAGATGGAAGATTTAACACCTAACGGCAGCGAAGGAATCGAATAATGGAAAATCAAGTAATTCACTTCTCGTCTGGCTTAATTGCCAATGTTGAAGAACGCTTAATCTCAGGCAAGATCGTGCCAGCAGGTACAGGCGAAGTAGGTAACACTTCAGCAGGTAAGGTCGTATTCGAGAAGGGCGCAATCGCACTTCCAGAAGATCCTAAGACTGTTAAGTTACTTAATCAGCATGACTCACGCCAGCCACTAGGCAAGGCAACACAATTTACAGAACAAGAAGATGGCATCTATGCATCATTCAAGGTTTCACGATCTAATCGTGGATCAGAAGCTCTTATTCTTGCAGAAGAAGGATTGCAGTCAGGTCTTTCAGTAGGCGTAGAAGTAATTAAGTCAAAGCAGAAGGGCAATGTGATGTTCGTATCCGCTGCCAAATTGCTAGAGGTTTCATTGGTAACAGAGCCAGCATTTAAGTCTGCTCAGGTTATCGATGTAGCGGCTGAGGAAACTCCAGAGGTCGTAGAAGAAGAAATCACACCAACAGAAAGCGAGACAGCTGTGGAGAATACTCCAGAGACAGTTGCAGCACCAGCAGTAGAAGCAGCAGCGGTTGAAGCTGCTCGCCCAACTGTAGTGACAGCAACTACATTCGTGCGCGAGCGCGTAGCACCAATTACATCAGCACAATACCTAGAGGCTAACATCAAGGCAGCACTTGGTGATGACGAAGCACGCCGCGTAGTTCGCGCAGCAGATGACTCAACATCAACAAACACAGGTCTTACACTTGCACCACACCTAAACACATTCATCACTGACACCTTCACAGGTCGTCCAGCATTTGAAGCAGCAACAAGACAAGCTCTTTTGCCAGAGGGTATGTCATTCACAGTTCCACGCCTTTACACAAATGCTACTTCAGCTGATACTGCTCCAACAGTTGCAGACACAAACGAAGGCGCAGCACCATCTGAGACAGGCATGACATCTGCTTTTGATACAGTAAATGTCAACAAGTTCAGTGGCTTGCAGCGTGTAAGTTTCGAGCTAGTTGATCGCTCGCAGCCAGCATTCATGGAACTAATGATGATCGAACTTCGCAAGGCATACGAGAAGGCAACAGATACAGCACTTCTACAAGCTTTCGTTGATAGCGGTACTACAGCAACAGGTGTAGCAGCAACAGCAGCAGGACTACAGTCATTTATCTCTGTAGAAGGTGCAGCAGCATACAAGGGTACAGGCGGAGACTTTGCTAACAAGCTAGTTGCATCGACTGACCAATGGGCGGCAATCACCGGCTACGCGGATACCACAGGACGAGCCCTGTATTCAGCACAGGGTGCAACATACAACGCAGCAGGTAATGCAGTAGCAACATCTGTTCGTGGCAATGTTCTTGGCACAGACTTGATCGTTGATCACAACCTTGGAGCGGGAGTTATTGATAACTCAGCATTCTTGGTTGCACCATCATCTGTTTACTGCTGGGAATCACCACAAACACAGCTTCGCGTTAATGTTCTAACAACAGGCGAGATCGAAATCAACCTTTACGGATACCTAGCAATCTATCTTGCTAAGTCAGGTAAGGGCGTTCGTAAGTTCAACCTAGCTTAATAGGTTACTAAGTCGCTCTAGGGGGTCAGTAGCCCTCTGACTCCCTAGAGTCTTACGAAAGGAAAAGCAATGGCATTAACAACAGTCGCAGAACTCCGCAGCACTCTCGGAGTCGGTACGCTGTACCCAGATGCCACCTTGCAAGAAGTCTGTGATGCATCCGATGCAGTTCTACTTCCTATGCTTTGGACTAACTCAGAGATCGTTGTTTCACACAGCTCTGTCGTAGGGTCTGGCACTTTATACTTTAATAACAAATTAGAGAATGTCTTTTATGTAGGGCAGACAGTAACAATCGCAGGATGCGGCTCAGCATTCAATGGCTCTAAAGTTTTAACAGCAGTCGGTGAAGATTCAATCACTATGAACACCAATCATGCAGCTGTTAAGCCTAAGCATCCTGTGCAACCTTTTGGGTTAGTAACAGCAACAAATTACACAGACTGGACAACTGACATGGCAGTCCAGCAAGCAGCTTTGATGATCGCTGTTGAAATCTGGCAAGCGCGTACAGCCACCCTTTCAGGCAGTAACGCAGTTGATTTCCAGCCCTCACCTTATCGAATGAGCGCACAGCTACTCGCTAAGGTAAGAGGATTGATTGCGCACGCACTCGCGCCTACCAGCATGATCGGGTGACCCATGCCACCTGTAGCCATAACGACTTTAAGAACGACACTAGCAACTGCATTAATTAACAATGCCAAATGGCAGACTTTTGCATTTCCACCTGCCACAGTTTTGGCTAACTCTGTAATTGTTTCTCCAGATGATCCTTACTTGACACCGAACAACAATGGGCAGATTTCTGTTAGCCCAATGGCTAACTTTAAGATCGTGATGACTGTTCCACTTTTTGACAATGAAGGAAACCTTAACGGGATAGAGGACACAGTAGTTAGCGTGTTCGCTAAGTTAGCCGCATCATCTCTGGTCTATAATGTAAGCGCAATCAGCGCACCAAGTATTCTCAATGCTGCTTCGGGTGACCTACTCAGCTGCGAGATGTCCGTATCAATCCTAACGAGTTGGAGTTAAACATGTCCGATTGGGAAAAAGAGAACGAAGCCTTTCTGATCAAGATCGGGCAGGTTAAAGAAACACCAGCAGCAAAGCCAGTAACTACAAAGAAGGACGAGGAATAAATCCATGTCAGTTTATCTAGCAAATACGGGAGTTCTAACTGTCAATGCGGTTGATCTCTCGACATTAGTAACTTCAGTAACAATTAACCGCGCCTTCGATGAGCTGGAAGTCACAGCACTCGGGGATCAGGGTCATCGATTTGTGAAGGGCTTGGAAGCTTCAAGCATTTCAATCGATTTCTTGAATGATGAAGCAACAGCTAAGACACTTCAGACACTTCAGGCAACATGGGGAACAAACACAGTTGTCACATTTAAGCAGCAATCTGGAGCGACAGCACCTACAAATCCTCTTTACACAATGACATGCTTGGTCAACAACATCACACCTGTAAATGGTGCAGTTGCAGACCTATCAACTCAGAGCGTAACTTGGAATGTTTCAGGTACAATCGCAGTAACAACAGCGTAAAAAACTAACAAAGGGGCAAACTCATGGCAAAACTAAAGATAGTTCGTACAGATGGAAGCGTACTAGAAGGCGAAATCACCCCAGCGGTGGAATACGCATTTGAGCAGTACGCTAAAAAGGGCTTCCATAAGGCGTTTCGCGATGAAGAAAAGCAGAGCGATGTCTATTGGTTAGCATGGGAAGTAACACGCAGGACAGGTGAAACTGTTAAGCCTTACGGGATGGACTTCATCGAAACGCTAAAGAGCGTGGAAGTGTTGGATTCTGACCCTTTAGCTTAAAGCGCGATCTTCCATTCACCTACCTAATTGCTAGGCTAAGCATTAGGTTGGGAATCGCGCCACAGCAGTTGTTAGATTTAGATAAGGCAATGCTCGATGCATTAGTGCAAGGGCTTAAAGATGAAGCGAAAGAGGTGAGCGATGCCAACGGAAGTAAAAGGCGCGGTCGAGCTTAGAAAAGCCCTCAGAGCATTTACACCTGATCTTGCTAAAGAAACACAGAAGGAAATCGCTGGAGTCTTGAAGCCTATTGTTTCTAAGGCTCGCGGTTTCATTCCATCAACTGCACCTCTAAGCGGTTGGGCTAAAAGCACTAACGGCACTTGGGGCAACCGAGTCTGGTCATCTTCAGAGGCTAAGCGTGGGGTTGGGTATAAGACCACTCCATCTAAAGTCAATCGCTCTGGGTTTCGTTCGCTTGCTCGCATTGTCAATGCTTCACCTTCAGGTTCTATCTATGAGACTGCTGGTCGCCTAAATCCGCAGGGCAGACCCCAAGCACCATTGGCTAAAGTCGTGGCACTTGGTCATTCTAATTATGGCAAGACAATTCGTTCAGGATCTAAGAGCGAATCATTAAGCAACAATCCTAATGCTGGTAAGCAGTTCATCGATGCTATGAACGAGACTTCACGCATTGTCAATGCTTATCAGAGACAAGAAGGACAGTCAGGTCGCGCTTCTCGTAAGATGAAGGGTCGCGCAATCTTTCGTGCATGGGCAGAAGATCAAGGCAAGGCTAATGCAGCTGTTGTCAGAGCGATTGAGAAGTCTAGAGTTGAGTTCGAGAAAAGGACACAGGTGCGCTAATGGCAGCAGATGTAAGAATTGACATAGCCGCCGAGTTCACGGGCAAAAAGGCATTTAAGCAAGCTGAGACTTCAACAGACAAACTGACCAAGAATGTCAAGGGTCTTGCTAAAGGCTTGCTTGCTGTTTATAGCGCACAGAAGCTTCTGTCCTACGCTAAGGCATCTGTTAAGGCATTCGCAGAAGATGACAAGGCTGCTAAGGCTCTAGGCACTACCCTAAAGAATCTGGGTCTGGCTTACGGATCTAACATTGGCACAGTCAATGGCTTTATCTCTCGCCTTGAAATGCAGACAGGTGTGTTAGATGATGAGCTTCGTCCAGCAATGGATCGCTTACTTCGCGCAACAGGTGATGTCACTAAGTCACAGGAATTGCTTGGGCTTGCACTTGACATTGCGGCAGGTACGGGCAAGTCAGTCACCCAAGTTTCACAAAGCTTGCAGAAGGCATACTTGGGTCAAACTCAGGCATTAGGTCGCTTGGGTGTAGGACTTACTAGAGCAGAGCTTTCAACATCAACATTTGAGCAGATCCAAGAACGCTTGTCAGTTCTATTCGCAGGGCAAGCAAGCGCGGCAGCTGATACCTATGCAGGTTCACTTGCTAAATTAACTGTGGCTTCTAATAATGCTAAAGAGACTATTGGTAAGGGTCTTGTTGATGCATTGATGACTGTAACTAATTCCAATTCAACAGATGAGTTTATCGCTAAGATCGACAAGGCAGCGCAGTCGATTGCTAACTTCGTCCGTGAAACAGGCGAGTTCATCAAGATAACCAAGTCAATCTTTGACTTTAAGAATCTGAGTTTCTTCGCTCCATCTGGCGGCTTATTCGGTGATGGCAAGGGCTTTGGCAACATCTCGATGACAGTATCCTCACAGGATACACAGCGAGCAGATGCCATTGCTCGAAAGAACGCAACAGCGATCACAAAGCTCACAAAAGAGCAAGCAGCTGCACAGGCTAAGATTCTTAAAGATAAGCGACTTGGTGCGGCTATTGACAAGGCTAACCTTGCTCTCAACAAGGGCAGCGAAGTCTTTGACATGGACAAGATCCAGATTGCAGCAGCTCTTACATCTCAGGCTGAACAGTTAGGCAAAGCAACCAGCGCAGCTCAGGTATTGCAGATCGCTAACGATACTGCTCGCCTCAATGTCAAGAAGTCGATCCTTGCCCTAGAAGATGCTATTGCTGCTAAAGATGAAGCAGCTATCATTGCTGCAACAGCTAAACTCAATGCAGATCTCAAAGTGCTTGGTGCGCTTGGTATGCAGAATGTAAAACTTCAAGACATTAAATCTATACTTGAAAGTCTTACACCAAAAGACTTAATCAATCAGGCTAATCTTGATGCTGCTTTAGCGAAGATTAAAGAGATGATGGATCTATTGGCTAAAATGGGAATAGAAGCCAATAAGAAAACTGTGACTTCAATAAGTGGCGGAGCTTATTCGACAGTTGAAAAAGTAGCAGCCATTACTGCTAAATTGCCAGCAAGCGTGACCGCAACTGACTTTTTTAACTCTCTTACAGAAGATGAGCAAGCACAACTAGGTGGTTATCAGCCTTTTGTGGGAGCAAAGATTCCCACTACTATTCCAGAAATGTTCACGCCATCTACTGCAGGATACGGAAACAATGGTTCAGGCAGACAAGTACCACAAGGCGTGACCATCAATGTTACAGCTCCGCCTTTTACAGATCCTAATGCTATCGCTGAGGCTATTGACAATGTCCTTCGCGAAGCGCGAGACAGAGGAACGCTAACAGCAGTATGACATGGCTTCCGGAGTGGCGAGTTACAGTAGGTGATGATGTCTATACGACTGTCACCTCTGTTTCCTATGCCTCTGGTCGCTTAGACATTGACAGACAATGCACCGCAGGTTACTGCCGAGTAGAGATTATCAACACAGATAACTCACCTTTCACCATCAATGTCACAGAGCCAATCCTTTTAGAGCTAAAGAACTCATCTGGCACTTATGTCACAGTCTTTGGCGGAGAAGTATCAGACTTCAACATTGGAGTCAGAAGCCCAGAAGAAACAGGTTATGTCACCACAGGCACGATTCTGGGCATTGGCTCACTTGCTCGATTGACTAAGGCTATCTATAACACAGCACTTGCAGAAGGTTTAGATGGCGCACAGATCTCAGCGATTCTAGGTGCGGCTCTTAACCTATCTTGGGCAGAAGTGACTCCAACTGTCACATGGGATACCTACCCAGCAACTACGACATGGAACGATGCAGAGTCTTATGTCGGTGAAGTCGATTCTGGCTTCTACACCATGATTGCTGTTGCAGCTAGTGCTTCTGCTAAGTCTCAGACACTCGCAGACCAGATTGCCAATAGCGCACTCGGAGCAGTTTTTGAAGAAAAAAATGGAGATGTCAGTTATGCAGATGCAGACCACAGATCTAACACCCTTGCAGCAAATGGCTATACTGCACTCAATGGCGCGTTCGCCACACCAAGTTCTATCACTTCAACAACTCAGACTGCTCGCATCCGTAACAGCCTTATCTATCGCTACGCCACAGGATACGGATCAACCTACAGCACCTCAGATGCAGACTCTATAGCCTCATACGGACTCTTTGAGCGTTCATTCGACTCTAACATCAAGAACCTTGCAGACATCACTGACATCGCCACTAGAGAGCTTAATTTAAGGCGCAGTCCTAGAGAGCAATTAGGTGTGATTACTTTCCGTCTGGACAATCCAGACATCGGCAATGCAATGCTTGACAGCCTTATCGGGATCTATTTTGGTCAGCCTGTGCAGATCAGCAATCTGCCTAGCAACATGCTTGGTGGCACATTCGAGGGTTTTGTTGAGAATGTCGCGCTTCGAGCAACACCTACCTTTGTGGACATTACTCTGTATGTCACAGCAACAGATCTATCCCTGAGCACGACTCAGTGGGAAACAGTCATTCCTAGTTCATTAGCTTGGACAGGCGTAAATGGTACACTTATCTGGAACAACGCGACAGGAGCATTAACTTAATGGCAACGACCCCGAACTTTAACTGGAGCACTCCAGACAACACAGGATTGGTCAAGAATGGTGCGCTAGACATTCGCACACTTGGCAATGCCATCGATGCTTCAATGGTAGATCTAAAGGGTGGCACTACTGGTCAAGTCCTTGCTAAGGCATCTAACACAGACATGGACTTCACATGGAGTACACCTTCTGCTGGTTCATCAAATGTAGCTGGTAAAAATGGAGTTCTCAATTCCAACTTTTCTATCTGGCAGCGTGGCACTTCAATAGCGCAAGCAGGTGGCTTTACTTACAGCGCAGATCGCTGGGTTTCTTCTCGTAATGGTTTTGATGTCGGTACAACTATGAGCCGACAAGCAACAGGCGATACGACAAACTTGCCATTCATCCAATACTGCGCCAGAGTACAGCGCAATAGCGGTACAACTGCAACCACAGGTGTGTTCTTCTCACAAAGTTTTGAGAACATCAATTCAACTCAATTCATGGGCAAGGCAATTACATTTTCTTTCTATGCTCGCGCAGGTGCTAACTATTCCAGCGCATCGAATGCTTTGACAGTCAAAGTCGATACAGGCACAGGTACAGATCAAAGCATCATCAATACTTGGACAGGTGGCGCAAGTGCCATTGGTGGAAATCAAACAGCAACGCTAACTACTACTTGGCAACGCTTTACTTACACAGGTACAGCATCTGCAACTGGCACACAAATAGGTTTTTATTTCAGCTATACGCCAGTAGGCACAGCAGGTGCTAACGATTACTTTGAGGTAACTGGAGTGCAATTAGAAGCTGCTTCTGCTGCTTCTGCCTATTCTCCAAACTGCTCTACTCAGGCAGCAGAATTAGCGGCTTGCCAGAGGTATTACTTCCGCTACGCTTCAAGTCAGTATGTTGGTGTGGGTCATTTACAATCAACAACCGCTGCCGATTTCTTAATCAAAAATCCTGTAACTATGCGAAGCACTCCAACTTATGCGGCTGCAAGTGGAGCAAGTTTCTTTCAAGTAGGAAGTTCAGCAGCAACGACCTCTTACAGCACTATAAATAATTTTTACAGTTCAGGCACAGACCAAGTTTTGGCAAGAATAACTGTTTCAGGATTTACTGCTGGACAAGGTTGTGCAGTAGTTATGGGAAGTGCTAGTGCTTGGGTGGAAGGAAGTGCAGAACTATGATTTACGAAGTAATTGAAACTGAAAATTATCCAACAATGATTAAAGGTACAGATGAAAGTGGGCAGGTTTATTGGATTCCATTAGACCCAGCCAACTCAGACTATAAACGCTACCTAAATCCAGAAGCGGAACAATCCACACCGATTGTGATCGATGAAACCGAAACTAAGTAAGGCTGCGATACAGCTACGCGAACAGTTCGATGACTCGTTCCCAGATCGTGACCGCACATCGGATGGTTGGATCGGTGATACCCGACACGCTGCTCGCAAGTCTGATCATAATCCAGATGAGCAAGGCTGGGTACGCGCCATTGATGTGGACAAAGACTTGTTCAAGGGTGGCAAGCCCGACATCATGGGAGATCTTGCAGATCAGCTTCGTACCTTATCCAAGTCCAAAGCGGATAAACGTATTGCTTACATCATTTACGATGGGCGAATCTGCTCACGCATCCTTAACTGGAAGTGGCGCAAATACACAGGGGCTAACAAACACTCTAAGCACATGCATGTTAGCTTTAAGAAAGAAGCTGACAATGATGGTGCTTTTTTTCAAGTATCTATGTTAGGCGGAAACTAATGGACAATCTTATTCTTATCATTGCTGGCATTCTTGGTGTTGCTGCTATTCCTGCACTACGCCAAGCCATCAAGTCATACCGCGCTCGTAAGTCAGCAGCAGACATCATTGTCGATGCGCTAGAAGCGGCTATTGACGAGGTCGATAAAAAGTGAGCCAGACGGATTTCTTTCAGCTCTACATCGCCACGCTAGTCACACTTGGTGGCTTGTCTGGCTTTGTCATTACTCATCTGCTTGCAGAGATTAAGCGACTCCATGCGCGTGTCGATGAGATCTATAACATACTACTAGAGCGATAATTTAATCATGGCAAGAAAAGCAACTAAGGCTTTAGAAGAACAAGGTTACTCAAAACTCGATGCTTATTGCATTGGGCTTTATGAGTACTTCTGTTCGCTTAAAAGAGCAGGCTTTGCAGAAGATGTTGCCATGTTCATGATTACAGAGCCACAGGCTTATCCACATTGGATCTTGCCCGATGGAATACCGCCTGAGAAGTTAGGCGATTATGTAGATGAGGATGACGATTAAGCGAATCGTAGTCGTATCGGATCTTCAAGTTCCGTATCATGACAGGGTTGCAACCCGTAACCTTGCAAGTTTCATAACAAAGTTTAAGCCTGATCAAGTTGTCACCATTGGTGATGAGATTGACCTTCCACAGATAAGCAAGTGGGAAGAAGGTCGCATGGGCAGTTATGCACAGACCCTAGATGATGACCGCAATGAAGCTGTTGATCTATTGTGGGAATTAGGCGTTACAGATTGCATCCGTAGCAACCACACAGATCGCCTGTATAACATCATCATGGCTAAAGTGCCAGCGTTCGGGGCATTGCCAGAACTGCGGTTCGAGAAGTTCATGAAGTTCGATGAACTAGGCATCACCTTTCATAAGAACCCCATGCCTATTGCGCCTAACTGGATTGCAGTCCACGGAGATCACACACCAATCAAGCCACAGGGGGGCTTATCAGCCCTAGAGGCGGCTCGTAGGCATGGAAAGAATGTCATCTCAGGTCATACCCACAGAGCAGGGCGTTCAGCCTTCTCAGAGGCTTCTGGGGGTCGTATAGGGCGTGTTCTGCATGGTGTCGAGGTAGGCAATCTCATGGACTTCAAGCAGGCTGCTTACACTAAGGGCGTGGCTAACTGGCAACAGGCATTCGCCATCATCTATGTGAACAAGGCTAAGGTTCAGGTCGATCTTATCCACATTGAAAAGGACGGCACATTCATTGTGTCTGGAAAGTCCTACGGCAGACCACGCTAGCCCCTGGTTTTTTCGTTATCTAATCGTTACACAAATAAGCGCATTTTTGTCGTGTCGCTGTGTCACACTAATGTTGTCAGCAATCAAGGGCATTGCTGCGGATAGGAAAGTAAATGCAAACTATGGAAAGAGTTGAAATAGTTTATTGCGATTCATGTGATAAAGCTACATACATTTCAGCAATGATGTATCACTACCAGAACCCATGCAGCAGCTATCGTGCAGGGTATGACTGCATGTGTTTAGAAGCTGATGACTGGCAATGCCGTTGCGAGGTGGCATAATGAGCAACACAGACAAGCTGCTGTTAATCTGCATCATTGGAATGTTAATAGGCTTTGCCATTACTATCTTTGATGTCCAGCGTAGAAGCTATGACAAGGGCGTGCGAGATGGTTATCATCGTGGGCGTAGCATCAAGGGGCAGGAATGAAAGCCAATGAAATCCTACTCACAGCCACCGACACGATCCGTGATCGTGGGCTATCATATGGTCACCCTGCGGATAACCTGCAACACACAGCAATGCTGCTCTCAGCATACCTACAAACACCGATACACGACTATCAGGTGGCAGGGATCATGGTCTTGGTTAAACTTGCAAGGACTAATCAATCAGCACAACACATCGACAACTGGGTCGATCTCTGCTCTTATGGCGCACTCGCAGGGCAGCTAGCCACAGAGGAAAACGAACTTTATGTTTAATTTAGCCGATTACGAGACAGTAGAGGTGAGACTTGAAAAGTTTATTAAGGATTATCCAGATTTTCGCATTGCAACAGAGCTGGAAATTGTCGAAGCTTCTAGATACATTGTTAAAGCGTATTTATTTAAGTCTGCTCAAGATGGTGTTGCGTGGACGACTGGACTCGCGGAAGAATCAATTACTGACCGCGGGGTTAATTCTACTTCAGCATTGGAGAATTGCGAGACTTCTGCGATCGGCAGAGCACTTGCAAATGCGGGTTATGCAGCTAAAGGAAAGCGTCCAAGCCGAGAAGAAATGAGCAAGGTAGTATCTGCTAAACCAGTTAAGCCACCTGTTCAAGAAGTCAAGGCAGACGATCAAGATTACTGGACTACACCTGTGGGTCAGTATCGGGGTGTAGTTGATGCACCTGTAACTTTAGATAAAGCACTCGATCTAGTGCAAGACATTCTCGGTACTCCAGAAGCACAGGAAGCACCACAATGCAAGCATGGACACATGAGATGGCGTGAGGGTGAGAAGAATGGTCGTGCATGGGGCGGCTATCAATGTAATCAAATGAACGCAGGTGGCGTTAAGTCTGACTGTCCGCCTGTGTGGTATCAGCTTGGATCAGATGGTAAATGGGCACCACAGAAAGCGAGAGCATAAATGGGTCACATCGGAATCAAGATTAATGGCGAGTGGGTTGATCTCATGTCAGCATTCGTACCATGTCAGCTGTGCAATGAGCCAGTTGCAATCAGAGACTTAGAGGACATATCCTCTGATTCAGTCAATGGCGTTGTGACATGGCAATGCGCCAAGTGTAAAGCAGTCAATGGCTAGTCAAGCAAGGAAGCACAGAGGTTTCCGCACAGAGCGCGTAGTTGCACAGTACCTATCGACTGTATGGCAGGGCGCATGTGTGGGAAGGGGTAATGGTAAGGATATTGTTAATGTGCCGTTTGATGTTGAAGTCAAAGCCCGCGCTGGATTTCAACCTCTTGCGTACATAAAGCAATTAAAAGCTCGGACAGCCATTTCGGGGGAATTAGGCTTCGGAGTTATTAGGCTCAACGGACAAGGTGAAGATGCGCGAGAGTATGCCGCCATCATCCGTCTAGAGGATCTCTTACCATTACTCCAACTTAAATATGGTCACATTACTAGCGAACCCACAGAAGCAGACATTGACCGCTGCACAGGCTGTGGGTCTTACATGATACAGAGGTGCTTAACATGCCAGCCTATGACTACAAATGCACACGATGCAATCTCAGTCAAGAAATCTATCACGGATGGCACGATCGACCAGTAATCCCATGCACCTATTGCAATGAACCAATGATTAAGTTAATCGCAGCTACTCCAGCAGTATTTAAGGGTAAGGGCTTCTACAGTACGGACAAATAGTTATCCACAGAAGTTATCCACAGGGGGTAATCATGAGAACGACACGCGGTCTGAACAGGACTTTTACAAATGGATTTGACATCAATGGTACGCTCACTAGGCAGAGCCTCTCAAAGGCTCAACCCGAGCCGCTTAGGCGGATAGCTCGGGGGGTGCTAGTAGCTATTGGGATAGCTCTATGCTTCATGCCTGAAGCAGGTGGATCTAAACCAATGCAATTCGTTACTTATAAAGAGTATGCATTACATCTATTACATTATGACTATAAGCAGTATTCATGTCTTACTAAGCTCTATGGTAAAGAGAGTGCATGGAATCCTAAAGCTGTTAATGGATCTCACTATGGTATTCCTCAGGGTAAGAGTGAGTGGCTTAAAGACCAAGACGGCTACTCACAGGTACGATGGGGCTTGTCATACATAGAGCACAGATACTCCACACCATGTAAGGCTTATGAGCATTGGAAGTTAAAAAATTGGCATTAGATTTAGAAGCTACTGTTAAGTGCAGTCGATGTGATAGCGAGACTCCAGAGTCAGAGCTAATAGAAGTCTATGCTTGGTGGGTATGTGGCAACTGTTATGATGAGATCTAATGGCACTTAACACTAGACGAGTCAATGACCCTAGAGACAGCAGACGATGGCGAGCATTTCGCCTGACGATACTGGCTAGGGATAACTATACCTGTGCCTATTGTCAAGGCGATGCCACTACTGTGGATCATGTGCTGAGTATTAAGCACGCACCTGACCAAGCCTTCAATCCTGAGAACTGTGTTAGTGCATGCCAGTCGTGCAACAGCGCAAAAGGTTCACGCTCACAGGCTGTTTTTTTAGGTAAGAGGT